ATTTCAACGATTTTTTGATATTCTTCGTTGCTGGTGGCTAGCATTGCAGGCATTAATTATCACCTTCTTTCTCAAGATCTTTTTTTATTAGATTAAGAATGTATGATGTTTTGTTGTCGACCTCCTGAAGCTTTTTGAAAATTTCTGGATTTTTTTGTTTTGAAAAGCAGATAGAAAAACGAAAAACTTTATTTTTTACGTAGCGTTCGCGGCCCGTTAAGCCGTCGTTATAGTCTTTTAGTGGTGGCCTTCCTGCTCCTAGCGTGTTATAGTGTTTTTTTTCTTCCATTTTTTTGTACCTCCTTAAAACTCTAGCGGCCTACTTTAGCAGCGGCCGCAGATTTTTATATATTATATATATCAAGTGTTATTGATTGTGAATAATTTATGTTGATAAAAAAATTTAAAAGGCTGTCAAAGTCGCGCGCCTGGCGGCTTTCTGAATCTTTTAAATTTATATAGTTTTCGTGACTGGTCGGCCTGCCGAATCTATCAAGAAAAGATAATTGATATTTGATATCTTGTCTTGTTGAGTATGTCAATAAGTAAGTACCTAGATTATTATTAAAAGATGCAGCGCGGAAATTGTCAGACAAAAACAAGCTTTTTATATAATTAGCTCGTTTTTGCTCCTCCTGCTCGATTTTTTCTTGCTCCGCAGGTGTTCCCCAAAAAATTAACAATGGGTCCATTTCAAACTTTTTTAAAATATAGCTTTGTTTATTCATAAAATTATTTCCTCAAGGTCTTCGCACTTTTCAGGGAATCCGGGTTCCATATCTTCGCCGCTGGCTGTATAAAGATTATTTTTCATAAAGTCAAGATCTGAAAAACAATTTGTAAAGCGGTAATATAAAAGCATATACTTTTTATGTGTTTCTGGATCTTCAAACACTGGCTCGTTTATAGCTCCTATTTTTCCTAAATATTTTAATTTTTTCATTGCTTTTTCTCCTTTTTAATTGATTTTATAAAATTCTGATTTATTTTCTGTTTTTCCTGCAAGGCAAGCGCCGCAAAAAATAAAATCATTGTTAAAATGTTTAAAAGTGAGATAAAGTGGACCGGCTGCCGTGTGGCTGTACGGCTCGGATGTTTGACAAACGTCTTTAAAATATAACGGAGGTACACTGTTTAGTAGATCGTCAACAACTTTATATTCTACCAAGTCACCGACGCGGGCGGAGTCATAAGAAAAAAAGTCTTGTGAAAAAATAACGCGGCCGTCTTTTTCTGTGTTTGGTTCCGGCACCCTTTTCGGGTGTTCTGGGGTGAAATACCAGGAATCAACTTCTTTAATAGACAAAATATCATATTTATGTGTGGCCTGATATCTTTTCTTGAAAAGTTCGGCGGCCTCGATGCTTAAAAACTCATTTTGTGACGCGGATAGTTCGAAATCTTTATACTTATAAAACACTTTAAAAACTTTCATATCAAAAAACCTTTCTATATATGCCGGAGGCGGTCAACCTCCGGCGCGTGAAAAAATCAACCTTTTTTATAATAATTGCCATTCCTACTATCAAAAACATGTATAGCCCAGTCGCCGGCATATGTTTTATAAGGCTTCAAACTTTTTGCGCGATCTTCTCCAGGTTTTACGGTCACGCGGTCAACTGAAATTTTTGTAATTGTGCAAACAATAGGAACATATTTTTCTCCGGTCCATTTTTCGAGTTGGAAGGTATCGCCGACTTTGAACGGGTGTTCAATTTTTCCCTCTGGGGCTTTTTCAACGATTGATAAAATCTCGCCGTATGTAATTTTTAGCGTAAAGTTGTCATCTGTCCTATATGTAACGTAGGAAGGCCCAGCGCTTACAACTGTTACAACTTCCCCACGGAACCTTTTTATTAAAATTTTATCGCCGGTTTTTAAGTCTTTTTTTGAAAATTTAATTCCGCCGGCCTCGTCAATAATATTCTGGTAGTATGCTAGTTTTGAAAAAAGAGCGTCCGCGCGTTCGTTGTCATACTCAATGTCTTTCTCTAACATTTCAACCGTTATTATTTCATTTTTGTAATTTTTTAAAACCTCGCCGGCCTCGATTCGTTCAATTTTTTTCTCGGCCTCTTTAATATAGGATAAAAGCTTTTTTAGTCCGCTGTTAGCCTCTTTTATGCGTCTTTCACAAAATGCTAAATCTGGTTTTTTTGCCTCCCTCGCTGTATTGCGTGCCGCCTCGGCTCTTTTCTGATAATATTCTGACTTTTTGAACTCTTCGAAACCTTTTTCAAAAGAGGCCCACATAGCATTACGGCGGCGGGTAAATGCTCGGCCGGCTGATGTATTAATATTTGGTTGTGTAAAAAATGCGATGTCTCCATGCATTTTATTAATAGGGCTTTGCAGGTTTTCCGCGTTTTTTTCTGCCGCTGCGCTCTTATAGTCGTAGTGTTCCGCGCGTGCTTCGGCTCTCTCAATCTTTTTTTCTTGCTGTTCTTCAAAACTCAAGCGTTCGCCGGTTGTTCCGCCGTCCTCTAATATTCCGGCCAACTTTTCAATTACTCGGTTGCATCTATAAAAATTTGGCCACTTTTCGCGGCTGATCCAGCATCCGGAATGACGGCCCCACAAAAACGCGCTTTTTATCTCGCGTTTGAGTGCCTCATCTAGTGACACGTATATAGATTTATCAAAATGCAACTCTTTCTTTCCTGTTTCCTTGTTTTCGATATAATAATTATTCATTGTTTGCCCTTTCCGGGCTACTTTGTTATAATATAGTAGCCCTCTAAAATAATCGTGATTGGTTGTTATTGGGTTATAGCCTGCCGGGGTGGCCGCCTCGGCGGGCTTTTTATTTAATTTTCTTCTGGTTCGTATTCATCAATCCAGATCCCATCTATATATATTTCGTATCCGGTAGCGTGGCGGCCGTCTTTATCAAAAGGCATTGAGTCAAGGTGCCTTTTAATTTCTCCATCTTTATATATAAGACAGTGATTACCATAATAAGTTTCGCACTCATCGAATATTTCAATTTTTATCATGTCCGCGTCACTTCCTGAAAAAAGATCCCCGTCATAATTCAAATAATAGTCTTCTGGATTCATCCAACTTTCTAGATTATCAAAAATAGATGTGTGAGTGTAGCCGCTTCCATTTTTGAAAAAACTTAATTCTACAGTGAACATTTTTTCTTTCTCCTTTCTTTTTGTGTAAAATGATTAAAAAATTGAAAAAGCATCGCCGTAGTAAACATTGGGAACTTTAACATCATAAAATGATTCTTTTTCAACGATTGCAAAATCTCCGGCAGAAATTTCTTTGTTTTCTTCCCAATAGGCCCAGATTTTACTATATGCCGATTCTTCTTTTTTTATGTCGATCTCGTCTTCGTCTTCATCAGACAATATATCAATCAAATCATTTTCCCAGGCTTGCTGAAAAACATCATCAATAACATTTTTCAGATCGTCAACGGTGGCCTCTGAGATTCTTTTTGCACACGTACAATTGCGCGCGTAAACTTTAAATAACATATTATAACCTCCTATAAAAATCTTGTTTGTGTTCCTCTCTGTATTATTATATTATCATATATTACATGATAATTCAACGAATTATTGATTGAAAAGTAACCAAAAATATCATATATTACATGATTATATTTGTCTAAAGTGCCGCAATACATTGATTTTATCGGTAAAATTTGCTATAATTCAGATATCGGAATGAAAAATATAGTAACTTTTTTATGGCTCGTTTAGCCTTTTTGCAGGCTGGACGGGCTTTTTTATTATTTGAGGGTAAAAAAATGTCAACGACGCGTGATGTTTATAGTTCAATACGAGATGACGACACGTTTCGGCCTGGTCATAGATTAAAAAGTGACGTTGTGCCGGGTGAGATAGTGATAGATCAAGAGACTATAGAAGGATGTATTAATAATTTTTTTACGGAATATTTTGAGAAACCTGTTAGCCCTGCGGATATTGGGAAAATCCCTATAAATGTCTTTGAGGCCTCACTCATTGACGCGTGCCGCAAGTTGTATCCCCGGGGTGTATTTAAAAAAAGTAATACAGGAGAAGAACTTCCAGCAGGTATATATAACTGGGATAGAGTAAATAAGATATTAGATATATATATATTGATATGTAATAAATATAATAAGGTGCCTTCTATTATTGGCTTTTCTTTTTTAACTGGCATTGATTATAGCTATCTTTACGACCTTTGTGAGAGGCTGGAACTTAGGCCTGAAATGTCAGAAATCATGAAAAAAATCAATATTTTAAGAGAAAATTGTATTTCTAATAGATTAATTGACGGAAAATCTAACCCAATTGGTGCGATTAGTGTGTTAAATCATCAATTTGGTTGGAATATGCCAGGAGTGCGGCAGGTGGAAACTAAACCGCGCGCTAATATGGCAGATATAGCCAACACACTAGGCTTGCCGGAAACTATAGCCCCGCAGGGAGCGGAGCACGAAGACTAAAGAGAAGCGAAAAATCCGCGTATATTGTATAAAGTGCGCGGATTTCGTCAAAGGTCCTTTCCTTAAGTGGTAATAAATGCAGTAAATACCTATACTTTTTTGCCGGTGGCAGCTAGTCAATTGCGGCCTGATATAGCCTCTTTTGGTGAGATTCCTCTTTACCGTGCAGGGGTTTATATAAATGCGGCGGGGGTTAGGGCTAGTTACCTCTCCAAATCCCGCCAGAAGAAAAAGTCCCGAAAGTCGCATGTACACTGGGTTTACCCTAGTTGCGTCAATGAGTGAGATTTTGAGGGGAAAAAGGGCGGAAAGCTAGGTGTAGACTGGGTTTACCAGCTTCGGGTCGAAAAACGAGAAGTTAAAGAATTTGAACAATCAAAAAAGTGGAGAAAAGGCAGGAAATATCTGGGTTTGCGTCCTTAAGTGAGTATTTAAAGAATTTGAACAATAACAAAATGGAAGGTATCAAAAAATACGGGGTTTTATAAAACAAGCTTCAGACCGACTAAAAAGAGCATAAAAAATGCCTGCAAACGCAGGTGTTTACTGGGTTAACAGGATTTCACCTAAAAATGAGTAAAAATGGCTCAAACATAGATGAATACTGGGTTAACTGCTTATTAGGAGGTTTAAAGAAAATGGCAGTAGAAAAGAAGGTAGTCGGGACAAAAATAAGCAAAGAAAAATACGCAAAACTTGAGGAAATAGCTGCAAAAAATGGTCAAACAGTTGCTTCGCTAGCTCTTATTTGCTTAGAAGGTGTACTTAGTGGAGAGATAGAGCTATTAGGAGGAGAGATAAGAGTAGGTGAGCATGAGATATACGGGTCGAATGATGAGATATTAGAAGATGAGAGTGAGTATAGGAAGTATGGGTATGAGAAGATGACAAGGATGTTTCTAAAGAAGAAGTATCCAGAAGGAACAATAAAGGACATAGTAGAGACGATAGTAAGTCAGATAGAGGAAGGGCCAAACTATAACCCTAGAAGGCAAGCGGACTGGTGTTGATATGAGAAGAACACAAAAGATATTTATAGCATTGTCGGAAGA